CGTGAACATCTCCAAATCGCACTGGCAAACGTCAGCAAAAAGCATACCCCCTATGCCAGCAGCATGACCGTATCTGAGTGGCGTGAGCAGAAGCGCCGCACCCGTGAGTTTCTGAAGGGAATGGAGCTGGAAGACGAAGAAGGCAACCGCATCAGCCTGATCGAGAAATATGACGGCAGCGTGGCCAATCCGGCGATTCGCCGCTGCGAGCTGATGACCCGCATTCGCGGCTTCGAAAACATCTGCAACGAGATGGGCTTTATCGGCGAGTTCTACACGCTGACCGCCCCCGCGCGCTATCACGCCACAATCAAAACCGGGCATCGTAACCGAAAATGGAACGGTGCCAGCCCGGCCGACACGCAGCGTTATCTCTGCAGTGTCTGGCAGAAAATTCGCGCCAAGTTGCAACGCGAAGAAATCCGCATCTTCGGAATCCGTGTTGCCGAGCCTCATCACGACGCGACCCCACACTGGCACATGCTGATGTTTATGCGCCCGGAACAGGCTGAGCGCGTGCGCGAGATTATGCGCGACTACGCCTGGCAGGAAGACGGCAACGAGCTTACGACCGACAAGGCCCGCAAGGCCCGTTTTCACGCCGAGGCTATCGACCCGGAGAAAGGCAGCGCAACGGGTTACGTTGCTAAATACATTTCCAAGAATATCGATGGCTACGCGCTTGACGGCGAGACGGACGAAGAAAGCGGCAAAGACCTTAAGGAAACCGCCTCGGCCGTTTCCGCATGGGCGGCACGCTGGCATATCCGGCAATTCCAGTTTGTGGGCGGCGCGCCGGTCACGGTTTACCGAGAACTGCGCCGCATGGCTGACAGCGAAACCGCGCACGGCCTGAGCGTTGAGTTTGCCGCCGCGCATGACGCAGCCGATGCAGGAGACTGGGCTGGATATGTTAACGCGCAGGGAGGCCCGTTCGTGCGCCGCGACGAGCTGGCTGTGCGCACCTGGTATCAGGCAAGCGAAGACTTTAATGAATACGGTGAGGAAACCGTGCGCATCAAGGGCGTTTACGCAACTGAAGTTGGCGACGAAACGCCGATCTTAACCCGCCTGATGCAGTGGAAAATTGTTCCGAAACGTGCCGTTGATTTGGGTTTGGAATTTAAGGACGCGTCCGCGTCCTCTCGGAGTTCTGTCAATAACTGTACGGAGCCAGCAGACTCTGAAGCTGCTATCGATTTCTCTAAGCCCCCTACTCGCGCCGAGCGTAGAAGGATTCTTAAGCGATTAATAGAAAAGCCAGCACAGGTGCAACCTGAGCCGAACAAATATCACTATGAACTGAGTCTTTACGCAGAACGGGAGGCTTTGAAAAAGAGTTTCTTTGAGATCTCCAGGTTGACACTGTCCGACGGTGAAGCTGTCCGCATGATGAAAGGTCACAAAATCAAAGTTGGTGAGCTTTCTTACTGGAGCGGTACAAGCGGGTATCTCTTCCATAGACGTCGCAAAAATGCCGCCCCATTAAAGCGCTTCAATGCACTAGCGACAAAAAGAGGCATACAGTTGCCTGATTAATAAAACGGCAGTCGGACTAATCTGAGCCGCACGATTGTTTACGATTTTAGTTCATCATGATACTGTTTATACATACAGTATATTTTGACTAGAAGGAGTTAATCATTTGATGAACATAGATAATCTAAGTGAAACGGTTGCACGCATTCAGTTCATTGCTGACGTATCGCTGATCGCACATTGCAAAGAAGATGAATTAAAAATGGCACTGTCGATGATCAGCGACATGGCAGGGACAATCGACACAGCTATTTTCGAAGCCGCTATTTACTGCCAGGCAGAATGATTAGTTGCCCCTTCCCTACCGTTCACTAGCCACCTTTCAGGTGGCTTTTTGCTTCTGCATCAAAGTGCATATGCTTGCATGAATCCGCATGATCCAAATTGGATCGCTATGTGTTTGTAAGGCCAGAGCCGGCGCGCTCAGAGGTGGTACATGCAGATGCATCAAAAGCGATACATAAAGCGGGCAGGCGTGGCGGGGATAGCATTGCGCGCGAGCATTAAAACATGTATGCATCTAATCTGGGGGAAAGCTTGCAAATATTGTAATAATTGGGTTAGTCTAACTGTGCCCATAGTTAGATTTTGTGTCATGTTTCATGACAAGTGAAAAGAACGTTGGAGCCAACGCTCCTTGAAGTATCCTTACAGAGTAACATGGATAGCCGCCAGGTTACTCGTCGAATCGCGTAAGAGTAACTATGGGCACTTCTACAGGGACGATTGCATGTCAGTATTAGAAACATTGAAGAAGCTAAAAAATTTAAAAGACGTCGCTGTCTTCTTAGACTGCAAGCCTAAGTTTCTATCGTATTTATTGTTCTTTGAAAAAGATAAATACAGTGAATTTGAGGTGCGTAAGAAAAGTGGTGGTGTTAGAATTATTCATGCTCCAAATAAAAAACTGAAGGCAATTCAAAAAAAACTTTCAGATGTGCTTTATGCGTGCCAGGATGAAATCTACCCTAAGCAGAAGTTTAGTATTTTATCGCATGGTTTTGTGAGAAAAGAAAAAATAAAAAACAAAGATTTAATCCACGGAGCTTTATCAAACGCAAAAGTACACAAAAATAAAAATAATGTTTTTAATATTGATCTCGAAAACTATTTTGGAAGTTTTAATTTTGGTCGTGTCAGAGGCTTTTTCATTAAGAATAAAGATTTCTTACTTACGGAAAAATGCGCTACGGTAATAGCTCAAATTGCCTGCTATAACAATTCATTACCGCAAGGGAGCCCATGCTCACCTATAATCTCAAACTTAATTAGCAGATCATTAGATGTTAAACTTGCTAATTTAGCAAAGAGAAACAGTGCCTTTTACTCTAGATATGTTGATGATATAACAATATCCACTAATAAAAAAACCTTTCCTAAAAACATCGCACTGAGCGAGAGTCATCATATATCCCTTGGGGACGAATTTTCGAAAATTATTTCAAGTAGCGGATTTACAGTAAATACAAAAAAAACCAGACTTCAATATTCTGACTCGCGCCAAGAAGTAACCGGCTTAGTGGTAAATAAATTTGTTAACGTTCCGCATGAGTACAGATGTAACTTGAGACCTAAAGCCCATACTCTTTTCCTCTCAAATTCGTATTTTTATGTGGATAATGAAGGTAATAAATGCGAAGGGAGCATTGATAAGTTAAATGGCGCTTTTAGTTATATTCATTTCATCAGGAAGAATACAATAAATCATGGGAAATATATCCGTGATAAGAATGGTGAATTAGCACTTGATGGTAGTGATTATCTTTACTCTCAGTTTTTGTACTATAAATACTTTGCGCATAATGATAGGCCAATTGTAATTTGTGAAGGTAAAACCGATGTCATTTATCTTAAGGCTGTTTTAAAGACGCTCGCTGCTGACTATCCAGATTTGATAGAAGTTGACAATGATAAAACCTCATTGAAAATTCAGATCCTACCTGCAAGTAAAACAGTTCAGGATCTTTTAGGCTTATTGACAGGTACAGCTGATCTTAGAAAGTTCATACTCTCCTATGAAGCAAGGCTGAAAGATTTTAAAAATCCAAGCTTATCAAACCCTGTCATTGTGCTGGTTGATAATGATGACGGCCCTAGAAAAATCAATAATGCCATAAGAGACAAATACAATATATCTCCTGAAGCTGGCAAGCCTTCTATAATTTTCAGTAACATGGTTTATGTAAGGACGCCAGAGCTAGAGAGAAAAAAAGAGACTTCAATTGAAGATTTCTTTTCTGATGGCATAAGAAAAATAAAGATTAATGGTAGAACATTTTCACCGGACATCGATGATGACACCACTGCTCATTTCGGTAAGAAAACATTTGCCGAAGAAGTTATTCTAAAGAAAAGAAAAACTTTGGACTTCACTTCTTTTAAACCGGTTTTAAACTTATTAGTTGAATCAATAAGGCTCTACAAAAAAGGGGCATAGAGCCCCTTTCTTTAGGAGTAAGCTTATTCAAGGTGGTAACTTTTGAAGGATATTACTTCATCATCCATCCATTGATTAAGTTCTTTCATTCGCTCCTGTAAAGGCGTCAGCTCATTCCTCACAAACACCTGTGCCGCCTTCACCGCATCACCAAACCCGCCAGTGTTATCAGGGATAATCCCCATCATCTGCGGCGGCACGCGGTGCGCGCTTAACAGATCATCACGGCTGGCCTTCTTGATGTTAAAGAAATCGTCTTTCGTCGCCACCTCACTGAGCGGCAGAATCTTGATCCCGTCCGGCTTACCGTTCGGCGCGTACATGAACAGGTTGCGGAAATTACCCAGCCCTTTCGTGTCGCGCATCGCCTGCCGCATCCGGTCAACGTCGCTGCTGCTCTGCGCCGCGTCGGTCATATACAGGATATATCCGGCGTGCGCGCCGTTCTGGTAATACTTGCGGCGGAACAGCGTCGCCGCCTCATTCAGCCAGGCAGAATTAAGCGCGCTGAGATATTCCGGCAGGCCGTACAGCTCCTGATTAATATCCGGCTCCAGCAGGTGAAATACGCTGCCGGCCGAAAATTCGTGCGGCTCTTTCCAGTCATTCACAAACCAGTAAACACCTTCCTTTACGCCCCTGCGGGTGAATTTGGCCGGGGTGGTTTCAAGACGCAGCGGCTTCCCCAGGCCATTGCGGCGCAGCTCGGCAAAGGCATTACCAAAAACCAGATAATCCAGCGCAAACTTGCTGAACTCCTGCTGGCTCATCATCGGGTGAGGGATAAAGGTCGAAGCCAGAATGTTGCGCTTTACGTAGATCGGCGAACTGTGGTGAACGGCCGAGCGCAGGCTCTTAGCCAGCCCGTTAAAGCTGACCGGCGGCTCAAACCAGCGCCCGTTACCGATGCACTCGGCATAATCCAGAATGTCGCGCTTATCCATGACCGGCGTCGGATCGCCAAAGGTAAACGCCTCTGCGTGCTGCTGCGGTGCGGTTGCCTGTAAAGGCTGCGCGGTGGTGGTCTGAGCCTTGCGGCCTATGCGTTTGCTCATCAGTAAAATTCCAGAATTGAGGGATTAGCGCCGCCGCTGGCTGCGGTAAGCGGTTCGTTTAAAAGTGCATGCATGATTGCCCAGGCGACGTCAGCATGGCTGGCCTCTTCGCTGCGGCTCGCCTCATAGGTTGAGCGGTTGCCGCTGGCCGTCATGGTTTTGCGGATAGCCATAAACGACTGCGTGATATCCGTTGCCCCGGCGTCATACTCAAGCCGCCCGCTGCTGATGGTGTCTTTTGCCTTCAGTACCATTGTTGTTTTCACCTCTGGCGAGTATTTAATTTCACGCGCGGCCGGGTAAAACTGGCGTACCAGCTGGTAAACACCCTGGCCGATGCCGGTCGCATCAACGCCGATATATTCCACGGTGTATTTTTTCGTTAAGTCCTCGATAGATTTCGCCTGCGCGGCAAAGTCCATGCCCCGCCACTGGTGACGCTCCAGCACGCGGAACTTTCCGCCCGCAACGAGCGGCGGCGCGATTACCGCACAGCCTGCGCTGTCGCCGGTGTGCGACGGGTCATACCCAATCCAGACCGGCCGGTAGGCAAACGGGCGCGGCAGGTACGGGTTAAAATCTTCCCACTCTTCCAGACTGTCGATCATGCAGCTCTGCAGCTCCGCAAACGGGAACACGCTGGCCTCATCATCGACAAAATCACACATCAGCAGGTTCTGATATTCCGCCGGGCTGTATTCAAGCTGCAGTTGCTCAATGTCGAAAAGGTTGCAGCCGCCGGTCAGCGCATCCTCAACCGTCACAATCTGCCGCCACTGCCCGTCACCGCACAGCGCGCCTTTTGCCAGGTGTGAATGCGACAGGTCTATCTCGATGCGATCATCTCTGTTACGTCGCCCCTTGTTAAACAGCTCTCCTGACCAGAACGGATAGGCGCTGTGTGAAAGAGCCGACGGCGTGGAAAAATAGGTCGTGCGCCATTTCTTGTGCAGCGACATGCCGCTGGCAACTTTGCGCAGCTCCTGGAATTTCGGGATCCAGAAATATTCATCCAGATACAGGTTGCCGGTGTAGCTCTGCGCGGTACGCACGTTCGTACCGAGAAATATCAGGCGCGCGCCGTTCGGCAGCACGATGGGATCGCCTTTCAGGTCAACGTCAGCCTGGCGGGCGAAGTCGAGGATATAGTTTTTAAAAACGTGGGCCTGCGCCTTGCTGGCTGAAAGAAATATCTGGTTTCGCCCGGTGGTCAGCGCATCGATCAGCGCCTCACGGGCAAAGTAGAACGTTGCGCCAATCTGGCGGGACTTCAGGATATTGCGGATGCGGTGAGTCAGCCCGGC